TGTTAATTTTTTGTTGTTGTGCAAATATTCTTTCTGACAAATCAGCATCTATGCTTATACGCATCTCGGCAGGTGACGCTTCGAGCAATCCCTTCTTATATGCCTGCGCTTCATTTTGAAAGCCAGTTGGATCATCCTTATGTGTTTCGGCAAGTTCAGCTATTCTAATTCGACTATCAGAATCACGTTGACTGCTCATAGCTTGTGTTAAAGTTTGATTATATACTGACGCTCCGAATTTTAATGCACTTCTTTTTTCTACGTCTTCGTAGGTAACTTCGCCAGTTACAGGGTCTACTTTTCTTGCTTTTTCTGCGGCTTCGATTGCTTCACCAACAGCTTCTTGCTCGCGTTTAGTTTTATAAACGTCACGAGTGATGTCATAAACCTGCTCACTAAGACCTGCTAATGCTCGCATACGAATTTCCCCTGACCGATCTACACCAGTAGGGGTAAACTTTCCATATCTTGTAATAGGTTTAATAGCCATGTTTTATCCTATGCTTTATACGCTGAGTAGGCATCTGCTCCTGCGCCTAATAAAGTGCCCACAGCACCAATTCTTCCTGCATATGCGGCGGCTTCACCTTCTCTAATAAGTTGACGCTGTTTTAATTTTTCACTAAGACTTATAGCCGCCTCACTAGTGGTTGTTTTTCGAGCAGACTCTAATGACACAGATTCAGGAGTAGCACCACTTATACCACTCATAGCCATGGCAACCTGATTAGCGGCAATAGCGGCATTTAACTCTTCGCGCCTAGCAAGTTCTTCAGTCTGCGCTCGCAAGCGTTCTTGTTCCGCCTGACGCTTCATAGACTCTTCTTGCATTTTGCCTGTTTGATATTGACCATACGCTTGTGCCGCACCTGCCAATGCAATTAACTGCCACATAATAACCTCTAAGAACTAATCTCGTAATCTATTGCTAGTAAATGGAATGGTGTTGGGTCTGGTACCGTAATCTTAGGCACAACCTCTCTGCCCCAACCATTGCCGCCATTGTTGTCTTCTATAATACCAGTAGTAGGCACTAAAGATGTATTTAGTGGACTGCTACCAGAATCACCAAACTCTCTAACAGGTACAGCTATACCGTCTATATTAACACCTGCTGAATTAATTACACGCAAATTCATTCTATCTACGCGCTTTAATGCCATCTGTATATTATCGCCACTAGCCATCATGGTGCTTAACGGCATAGGTTTGACAGTAGGTACAAAGTTACGACCTACCTCTATAGTAGCATTAAGCTGTCTTTCTGCATTTGTAAGTTCAACTACGTTAGCATACTGTGCCGCATATCTAGGTGGCAGTACGCTATTGCCTGCAACAACATTAATAAGTTGATTGCCTGATAAATGCTTTGTGCCAGTAAGATATTGTGGGTGATAATACCCATTAGCATCTGGCGATGAACTTGGCGCAAACTTAACACTCAAATCCATTAAATGATCTAATGTAAGTCGTGATAATGTAAACTCATAAGCATCATTATTAAAGCCGCCTGTTTGACATAAAACGTGTAAAACATTGTTTACAGAAACAACCTGTTTATACTGATCTACAGTGCCTGCAAAGCTAAAATTACTGCCTTGTATCTCGCTAGCATCAACAGCAGGGCGCACTTGGTCAAACTTAGTAAACCCAGTAATGTCTTGATCGCGAAGTGTGTTCATCACAACAGCAGTACCATCAGCGTTAATAATGAATACATAGTTAGCATCATCTGCCGACACCGCAGTTACCGCATCCATATCTACAGGAGAGTTAATTAGGTGCGATGACAATACAGACATATCTACGCTTCTAAAGCCTTCTTCCCTGTAATCAAAGATAAACTGTCGTAGTGTTCTGCCATTGCGGTCTACGAACAATGTGGTGCCATCTAGGGCTAGTGTAGGAACATCCTCACTAAAGCTACCATGTTGCGTTTGTTGTTGGGCATCAAGAGTAGCAGGGGTATTGCCTGTAATGCTGTACTCTGCGCCCTCAGTAAATACTGTAACCCCACGACCACCAGTAACGTCAACGATAGCACTCTTAGAGCCGTTAATAGTAAACAAGAAGCCTTCAGATGCTTCGCCTCGGTCTACCTTAAAGTCTAAGTAAACACCCGCTTGCGATGCCATTAGAACCTGCGGTCTGTCGCGTGTGCCGCCTAACCAAAGTCTGCCTTGTGCAAATACGCCAAGATTCGGATAGCCCCTTGTAGCACTCCAGATAGGCTCTTTTGTATCCCTACCCTGTGTATAACCATTAAATGTTATTGGGTGTGAATTTGTAGTGCCAAAGCCTGTCATTAAAGGATAGTCGTTAGCGGAATCCCCTGACATCTGCACAGTGTATTCATCAGTGTTAGTTCTGGTTACAGTAATCCCAGAATCGCCAAACACAGGCATATCCTGTAAATTAACCTGCATAGACCTTGCTGTAGCAGTTTGCTCGTCAATGTTGGCATCGCCATGATAAACAATTTCTTTACTAAGAACGCCATCTATTTCTAATTGATACTTATCACCTGCAACAAAGTTAGCGTGAAATGTCACCGTATTAACTGCAGTTATCTCAGTTGGACTAAATCTGTCATCAAAGTCATATCGAGGTATATTGTCAAACGTAGGCGTATCGTAGTAAAAGAACCCATCATTATTGTAGTTGTACACTAAGCGTCTAGGCGCAACATTCTTATTAAACAGCAACATTACATTTTCGTTAGTAGCAACACGATTAGGGTAGTTCACGCCTAGCCCATGATTAATGTCTTGCAAGTATGTTGTCGCTGTATCTGTAACTCTGTAAATGCGTAGATTAGTTGGCGTAAAGAACAACAAAAAGCTGTCCTCTTTGCTTACCTCAAACTTATGTAGCTTGTAGTCTTCTGTAAGTACGCCTGTGTCTAGTTCAAAAAAGTTTACATCCTGTATGGACATATACGCATTGCCCATATCAGTGCTTGCTCTTCGGACTAGTCTCCAATAACGTCTAACAAATGTGTCAGCACCGCCAGTGGTAGATACAGGTATATCAACTCTGAGCCGAATGTCTTGCTCAAAGTTTGTAATCTTTGGGACTGCAATGCTTTGTTCGTTTGTGCCGTCTGCACCCCAAGTACCATTAGCACCAGTAGTAGAACTTTCCAAAAGAAACTCTGTGCTTTCTGGAGCAGGATCGCTTGCATCAGGCTCGACAAACTTGATACCAACAAGGTCAATAAAGCTAACGGTCTTTGTAAATGTTGGCGAAACTGGAAACTCATTTTCCCACATGACTACATTGGCACTGTTCTGCGGACCACTTAACTCTACTACCGTAGATGTGTCGTTGTCGTTAAGATCAGTTATGTCACTGCCCACTCTTACTCTAGTAGAAGAAAAAGAGGCATTGGTCATTCGCACAGTTTTGCCTTGAGGAACATCAACAAACTCAGAGCCCATGCGTCTCTTGACCCCACCTTGAGGGGTAGTGACTACGTTACTAGCGATTTCCATGCCCTGATAGTATTGATCAAGATCAGTTCTTGATTTTATATTTTCAGATAACTCGCCACTAACGAACTTGTTTTGAACAAAGTTGCTTCTAGCCATTAGTGCCTCACATCAAGGAATGGTCTACTCTGTATTGGTGTTATTGGGTGTTGCTGACTGTCAGTGTATCGAGCCATGCGAGATTGGTTCTCATACTCCATTGCCATGACTTGTTTTGTAGTCGCGTTGTCGCGGATAGACATAGCAAAGTCTTTAGCTAGTGCGTACTCAATCATCTTAGAAAAGTACACAGGAAACACTGCTTCAGAGACATTAGCAATATAATCACAATACAGATCGCCACTGTGATTAATATAAACCTTGTCTTCAATAATTTGGTATGGCTGATTTGGATTCAGCTTAATTAGTGTAAGTAAGTCAGATGGCAAGGTGTACTTATTGCTCCACTCTGTGCCAACAATAGCTGTAGCTTCTTTCCCTAGTTGCGCTTTCTTGCGAGCAAAACCCCAACGGTACTTTGTTAGTTCGTTCTGCACTACATTATCATACAAGTTGTTAGCTACAACCTGTGCGCGAGAGTTGCCAGTCAGTGATGTTATTGGCAAATCACCTATCAGAATTAATGCGTTAGAAATTAAATCTATTTTACTAGCCATGATTTACCTTTATGTAGAAATGAAAAAAGGGGGGCGAACCCCCCTTATAAGCCTAATTAGGCAGGTGTTGCATCGTAGTTGATTTCAACTAGACCTGCGACATCACGAACAGCCGCGCCTGCTTTTAACATACCGTTGCACAAGAAAGAAGTCTTCTGTGGAACGTAGTCAATAGAGGTCTTCATGTCGATACCAACAGCAAGACCAATAGCCTCTTTACTGTAAGCATATGCACTTACAACATCAGTAGCAATAGTCAAGCCGCCTTCATTACCTGCACGATCTTCGATAACAACAATATTAAAGCCTGCAAATGTGTTGATTTCACCATTTACAAGAGCTTTAACTGCTTGATAGTCAGCAGAAGTAGTTTTTTCGTCAGCCAACAGACCTGCAAGACCTGCCGCGTTAATAGCACAGTATAGATCACCTGAGCCAACGCCTTGCTTAACAAGTTCTACTTTAGCGTCAATAAGGTCAGTAGCAACAAGACCAGTACCGCCAGTACCAACAGCAGTAGGAGAAGCCGCATCCATTGCATCAATTACAAGTTGGTCAAGTCTACGACCCAACGCGCCTGCAATAGTAGTTGCTAGTTCTTGTTTCTCATCAAAGTTTACTTCAGCCTGATCAAAAATGTCCGTGTACTCTGGAGCATTCCAGTTTTGCAGAGTGGCTGTAATTAGGCTGTGTGCAACATCCATTGGATCAACATCAGCACTGGTAGCTTTTTGATTAGCTAAACCTTTGCCCATTGCACGAAACTTGTAAGTGTCACCAACTACATTGTTACGAACAGTTACGGTGTCACGAAGGAGAGATGCGTTTTGAAACGCGTGTTTTACCATGCTGTCAAATTCAGTAACAGCTACTGGAGATAAGTTAATACTCATTATAATATCCTCGAAAAAGAGATTTTAATTTAAAAGTTTTTCAAGGTTTTCGCTGAGTGCCCAATAAATTTGGTCAGCATCCAACCTAAATTTATCGAGCCTATGGGGATAGGGTATTCGATGCGCTAATTATAACACCGAACACCCATATTTGTAAACATTAACCGCCAAATGATGCCATCATCTTCTGAACTTTGCGCTCATGGTTAATATCAACACTGCGGAGAAGGTTTCCATTTTCATCTTTCTTAAACATTTCAGCTTCAACATCTGCCCATGTTAATCCTGCAGGATGCTCGCCACCCTCGATAGGTAGTTTAGCAGGGACAGTTGCTTTAACGATAGCTTCAATTAGCTGTACGCTTTCAGCAGTTGTTACTAGGTCTTGCACTTGACTGTAAGTGTCTGCGTCTAGGTTGTTCTTTAAAAACCCTTCAACAGTCTTTAGTCGCTGAGTAGCATTTTCGCCTAGCTTCTGCATTTCCATCTCTGCAGATACTTCTTCAACTGCTTGTTCCTGTGCAGTTAAAAGTTCCCATGCACGACCATACGCCTCTTGAGACATATTTGTATCTTTAGCAAACTCAGTTAGTTCGGCAAGTAACGCATCGTCTTGCTCTACACCTTCAGGGGCAACGTAACCATCTTTAGGCGCACCTTTAAAGCCGCCAAACTTCTTTTCTAGTTCGTTATAGGCTTTGGCTTGTTCTGCTACTGACTGGTACTTATCAGACTTGTACCACTCTGGGGCTTCACCTGCACCCTTAATACCTTCAGCTAGAAAATACTCGTTCTCACCCAACGTAGGTGCGGCATTGTCTAACA